CAAAATGCTAAACCTGTTTGCAGACCACTAATATAACCAGTTTGTCCAATATAAACAGATTGAGTAACAGTACCTAAATCAGTCATCCAAGGCCAGTTAGTACATGAACCAGATAAACTAGTATTAATTTGATCTGGAAATAATGTATAACCATCATATGCCATAAACAATGTACCACCAGCAGAACAAGTAACAGGTGTTAATCCACCTGATTGTGTAACGTAAGTACTACCTGATTCATACTGCCATCCAAAATCAACTTTATATTTCTTTATATATGAATTTTGATCAGCAGATAATTCAGTAAATGTAGAATTAATCATTCTACTAAAATCAAATATACCAACACCACTTTGGTTTGGGTATTTGCGTGCTTGATAGAGATATGAACCTGATTGAATATCATTACCTTCCCAAACATATAAGTTAGCGGTATATTGAAATCCACTAGCTGTGTATGCGTTGCTACCACTTTCAAACACAGAAAACACAATTGGTGATTGTGCTGCTTGAATATCTGATGGTTTTTGTGTAATTGTTATTGGCATGTTATTATAACATTAAAATGTGATTTTATGGTTTGACTAATTTTTTAATTGCATTAGTCCAACGTTTCACTTCAGATTTAACTAATACTTTTTTTAAGTCTTTACCTAATTGTTTTATTGATTTTTCTATAGCCATCTTCATGAATGGTAATGGTTTGATACCGTCACGTGCAATTGCTCTACTAATTAAAAATGTAAGTGATTTATCTGATATGAATCTACCTGTTTTTTGGTCTCTACCCCTAATACCTTTTTCCTTAATCCATTTTAAAATAGGTGCTGGCGGTGGAAAACGGCTACCTCTTCTTCTACCTTGAGTTACCCATTTACCATCTATATCATATAAGAAACTAATCTTACCCTGAGCGTTTACGTTGTATCTGATAGAATTGACTAGTCTACCACTAGCTACTTTCCTATTCTGTATTAGAATAGATTTAGCATTTGTAACTACTGATTGAGCCCATGCTTGTTCTGCCTTTATTACTTCTGGATCTAACATGTCTCATTACCACCGTTTGCTAAATTAGTACTTAAAGAAATTGCACACATTGGATTTGTGTTACCAACAGATATATTCATATCAACACTCCATCCAGCTAAAACGTTATCAAATCTCTCATCAAATGGTGTAGCTAATGAAGCACCAATTATGTTGTATTGATAAGCATCTGGATTTCTGTAGATGTATGACGTAATATCATTTATAGTCATTAAAGATGTATTCCACACGTCTAATAAGTTGGTTACATCCTTATAGTTTTTAGTTATTGAGTTGAATGGACCAGCTGAGTCTTGAGTTATATCTTGCACTCTATCCATTACTAATAATGTAACGTTATATGTCATTACTCCTGAATCAATAGAAGCATTGTTCACAATTAAGTGAGCTAATGGAAATAATGTTTGTTTAGCTAAATCAACACTATACAAATCACCTATAGTGAATGTAGTAACGTTTGGGTGTGCTAAACAAACGCTGTTCATAAAATTGGTAAAGGAATAGTATGTTTGCATTTTAAAAACGTTTATTGTTCATTATTTTATTTGATGATAACTTAGTGTATTGTTTACTTTTAGCGTTTTTACTGTCCTTAAAAGCGTTTTTAACCGCCAAATACTGCGCTAATTTAACAACATTATCATCTTTAGGTTTATAGCCTAGATATGTTTTGTTTAGATTACCCATCCGTTTCTATATTGTTGTCCTTTATCTGGATAAACGTTATTACTGTATCCTGTAGTAGCTAAGTATTCAGGATAACTAGAACTAAATGCAATTAAGTATGTAACTAAACGTTCACCATAATACTGTGCTGTTGCTAATTCTTTTTGTAATAAAAAGTCAATATCATTTTTAGTAGGTGATGTTGCTTGTTCTGAACTAATGTTTTTTACAATACCACCGTTTGCTATAGTATAAGCTAAGAATGGTAATGCTTCAACCATTGCATAGTGAACAAGAGTATCAATAATATATTCATTCACTAATGTTTGGTATATACCTGATAAAGTACCTGCTTCAATATCATCTTGAATTTTATCATACAACACAGTACCTAACGCTAACAAGATGTATTTGTCTTGAGCTGTTTTTACAAACGGAATGATTTTTTCTGGATCAATGTTACCGCCTAGAGGTGTTCTCTTAACAATATCATTTCTAGAACACATTAATATATTTCTACTCATCTTTTAAAATTTCAATTTTGTTATTAAGTACCTTGTGCACCTACGTTTTCTGGTCCTACCACATCACCTATAATTTCATTTGGGTTAGGTGCTTGATTTTCAGTATTATCTTCTGCATTTGGTTCAGCAACTGCATCTGGTACATCATCTGGATTTTCAATAATTTCTTTTGCTTGAGCTGCACCAGCATCATCCATCAATTCAGCCATAAAACCAAATGGAATTAATGGAGCAAAATATAAATCTTCACCATCAACACCGTTATATTCAGTTATACCTTGAATTGCTTTCATTATCTCTTGTTGGAACGGATTAATTACCATTGCATAAAATACTTCATAAGCAACTTTTAATTCATCAGCGTTTGAGCTAAATCCAGAAGAATCTTTAATACCAAATAACATTTGTGATGTTACACGGTGTGCTAACATGATTTTACGTGATGCTTCTTCAGCTAAGAAATCATACTGTTGATGTAAGTTTTCTGGACGTAACATTTCAACTGTAGTCTTATATTCAGGATTTTCATTGAATGATAAGATAAATCTACCAGCGTTTGTTGTACCAGTAAACTTATTTGAAATTGATTGTTCAACTAAATATTGTTCTTCAATTGCAGGTACACCACCGTTAAAGTTGATGATTGTAGAAGGCATGAAGTTATTTAAAATGTTGTTGATATGTAAGTTAGATACTTCTTCTTCAACAGCAGCATATTGTAATGATGAATACCAATCAGGAATACCATAATAGAATTTACCTGGAGCATAACGCTTTAAGTAAATAACCTGTACATCTTCTTCCCATTGGTTTTGACCAAATGCTGGAATGTATTTTGGTTTGATGTTTTTATTTAACCAATCAGGAGAATAATAGTAACCAGGTATTTCACCTAATTCATTTACTTTTTCAGCACGTAATGTATCTACTGGTAAGTGGTAGAAATTAACTATTTTAGTTCTGTCTGAATTGAATACACATTGTATAGCAGCGTTACCAAATAGTTTATAGTCAAATACTATTTTTCTAATTTCATCATCTGTAGTTAATGTGTAAAGATATTCTTCTAAATCTAATCTATCTTTTGCTTTAATGCCTTTACCATAAATTAAGTCTGAACAACCGTCTACACACGCTTGGTTTGTAGGTGATGTTTCATAACGTTTAATCAATGTGTTAAAGAAATCATCCATTCCTTCAATACCAAATTCAACCCATGCTTTTCTGCTTTTAGCTGATTCTGATATTCTAGGTAAGATGTAACCACCAGATAGATTAACTACCTTTACTACACCATTTGCATTACCGTTTGGTATATTTTTATTTTCCATATTAGTATATTATATATTGATCATTACTACCTGTCCAAGAGTAGAATGGTATACTGTTTCTCTCTGTTGCTGATTGTGATGTTGGGAATAATTCACCCCTGTATAATTCATTACATTCAACACTACCACTCATTTGAATTAATCTGATAGCAAAGAAGTTACTTGCTGATGCATATAAAGCAGAAGCAGTTACATTTAAAAAATCACTTGAATCATAAGATGCAGTTACTATTTGACTACCTGTCACATTATTTTCTTCATTTGTCCAGTCTAATTTGACAACAAATGAAGCATATGATTGTGTAGGACGCGTGCGTACTGAAAATCTAACTGATCCTGTAGCGTCTGGAGTTACTATATTCATGATACTATAACCACCATATTCAGTTTTATTTGATAAAAAAAGTGCCTCCAATTAAGGAGGCACCATGGGTCTATATAGAGACAGAGTATTGTGAAACTCTGTATTAGCTATTTGAACCAGTTACTACTGTAGGAGCATTTGCAACACCTGCAAATGGGTTAGTAGCTGTTGAACCAGTTAAGAAGTTAGCTGGTAGAGGTTCTTGACCAGTGAAAGTTGCTGTGTAGCCGTATAAATCACCATATGCTGTACCTGCAGTAATTGTACCACCAGTCATATCAGCACCGTAATTTTTACCTACTAACAACGCATCACCTTGTCTTGTCCAAACTACAATCTGAGGACGGCCGTAAGCTAACAATTTGAATTCTTTAGTTGCTTCCGCAGTTAATTTTTTCAATTGTAAGCTTAACTCTTGGCTGAAGAATGTAGTACCGTTATCACGTGATGTGTTAACAGTTTCTGTGTATCCGTTAGTTCCTTTCAACTCATATTTGTAAGCTGTAGATCCTGAAGGAAATGCAGTTACAACGTCTGTAGCATTTAAAGTATAGCTACCAGTTGAATAGTTAATGAAATACACAGCTTGAAGACCAGCAATACTGTCTTTACAAGGTTCATTGTATCCTAATGATATGTTACAAGCCATGTTTGTTAATTTTAAATTTGAATGAGTTATTTTTTTTAAAGTGGGGGGAGTGTTTAGCTCCCTTCCACTATTATTCTAGTATACTAGATTAAGCTAAGAAACCAGATGGAGCGTAGATAGTGATATCAGAAGCAATACCATACTGTACACCAGCTGTATATCTCATGATCACACGTACGTTTTGAGAACCATCTAAGTCAGCCATATCCAATACTTTAACTTCATTCTTATCACTTAACAATGCTGTACCAAAGAACAAGTTGCTCTTTTGTGCTGCAATCATGATGTTTGAAGGCATACCTGGACACCATGCTAAGTTAATACCTTGGAAGTTCAATGGAGCAAATCCAGTGAACGCGTTGAATTGGTAGTTAGCAGTACCTAAAGCTACTTGGTAAGCTTTTACAATGTTAGTTGGTACGTAGATGTATAAATCTTCTTTACCATAAACTGTGTTAGGGATAGCGTTTACTACTTTTGTTAATTCAGCAACTACGTTAGAAGAAGTTACTTGAGCAGATGCAGTAACAAAGTTAACAGCTAAAGCTGCTTTGTCACCTACTGAACCTGATTTGAATTGATCTAACATACCAGTGAACTGACCGTTTACTGCGCTAGAACCAGACCAAATGTTTAATTCAATTTGTTGAGCTACTTGACCTGCAGTGTTTGCAATTAAGAAATCTGTGAAAGAAGCAGGTAAGTTATCATAAACTGATACGCCCATTTCTACAGCTTCCCAGTCAGAACGGAAATCTTCCTTACATAATTGAGTGTTAACTTGGAATTCTTCTGGTTGTAAGATTCTTTCAGCTAAAGCTACTGAACCTGTTGCAGTGAAATCACAAGTAGCATCTACAATAATGTTAGATTGAGATAAAGTTTTAACTACTTCTTTGTACTTGATGTTTGGTTTGATGGTGATCAACTCTTTATCTAGAGTTGGAGCACTTAATAACGCAGCGGCAATATATTTTCCTGAAAATTGACCCGCATACGTAGTACTAATTGATACTGATGTTGCCATTTTTTAAAATGTTTAGTTTTTTGTTATTAATTTTGATTAAAATTTAGAGTTGTTCATTTTAGCTAATACTGAACCAATTGTTGATCCTTGTTTATTACTCTTAATGATACCACCTAAATTTACTTTTTCTTCAACAGGTGCGCCAGTGAATTTCTTAGCTGCACTCATGTTTGTTTTGCTTGGACCGCCGTCATTTGGCATTCCTTGGTATTGATCTTTTTCTTGGATTTTCTTAACCATTGCTGATTCATCCCTAGTTTCAATAGCCATTTCTTCTTCCTTCTTACCTTTTAACACCTCAAATAATTGAGCAATGTCAACACGTAATTGGTTTACTTGTTCTTCTAAAGAATCAAGTCTAGCTGCTTCACCAGCCATTTTTTCTTCTTTTTTAACTGCAGCAGTTTCATTAGATGATTTTTCATCTTCAGGCATTTGTTTGTCAACACTTACCTCATCAACTGCTAATTCTGTTTCTAGATTTTTCATATCTGTTGTTTCTTTTTCTGAGGCAAAGTTTACATTTACTTTCTTAGCGCCATAGTTGTCTTCTAAGTGCATAGATGTATCTTTTGTTGTGATAAAATATCTTTTTTGTCCACCAGCTAAACCAACTGGAAGATAAATAATGTGGTCAGCGTCTGGTGCTGCTACTTTAGATCCGTCTTCTTTAATAACTAATAACGTGTGTCCTACGTCAAAAAAATCTGACATAACAGGAGAACCGTCTTCTAATTTACCAAAGAATGGACCACCAGCATTTGCATTGCCGCCTAACTCAACATTCTTTTCTACGCCTAGCATAGTCATGATGTTTTTTAGAATTTGTTTTGAATCCATTTTAATTGAATTTATATTGTTATAACTTAATGTACTATCTTCATTTGAGATGTGTTCTATCCCTTTCTGTATTCTTCTGAAGGCTTGTGAGTGTAGTGTTTCAGACATGTTGATTCTGGTTTAAATGATAAGAAATCCTTACGCCATTGCTTATCTGCTGTTAAATTAATTGATAACTGCTGGTAGCAAATAGCCGCAGCTTGGTCTTTATCATATTCATCTACTAGTTTGCTTATGCAATCTGCTATGAATGTATCTTCTGCTTGTCCTTGTTTACGTTGTGGAATTGGCATTTTTTATTATTTTAATTATTTATAAACTACCTGTGACATGTGATGGTCTTGTCCAATCACTGTTACCTAATGTTACACTCATTTCTATAACATCAAATGGGCCTTCTTTAGTAGTTAAATTAACTAAACTAGTAGGTATTTCATCTGAAGTATATTTAACAAATGTTTTAGAGCCATCTAATGATACTCTAAGTGTATTTGAAGACGTTTCTAATACTTCATCAAAGTTGATTTTAATTAGTTCAGAAACGTTGAATATAATGTATTTAGTATCCATAATTTGTCTTTGTTGTATCCCAAATATTAGTTAAATCAGTTGAACTTAATACTGATTTGTATAGGAAAAATTTACCCATTCTACCTGTAAAATATCTACTTGGTTCACCCTGTGCACCTAGTTGTAGTGGACTAGAAGAATTAAATA